ATGCTAAAGGAAAATTAATAAATCAAAAAAGTATGATATATAATTATAAGTCTTTTGACTTGGAAGTAAAAGATGTTGATGCAAAAAATGGTGTTGTTGCTGGATATTTTTCAGCATTTGGAATGGTAGATTCTGATGGTGATATTATAATGCCTGGTTCATTTAAGAGATCAATTCAAGATTGGGGTGTTGATGGTAAGCAAAGAATTAAGCACTTGCTTAATCATAATCCTTCACAACCATTAGGTAAATTGACTGTGTTGAAGGAGGATAATTATGGATTATATTATGAGTCTAAGATAGGAACACATCAACTTGGTAAAGATTTTATTAAAATGGTTGAAAGTGGACTTATTAATGAACATTCAATTGGATTTAAAACATTGAGAGAGCAAAAAAGTGGTGATGCTAATGAAATTCATGATGTAATGCTTTTTGAAGGTTCATCACTTACTGCTTGGGGTGCTAATGAAAATACACCATTAATTGGTATGAAAGGAATGAAAAATATAGAGAAAATACAAGATCAAATAAAGGCATTTGAAAAATTCATCAGAGATTCAGATGTTACTGATGAAACAATAGACCTTTGTTTAATAAAAGTTAAACAACTTGCTCAAACAGTTGAACAAATGCAGACAAGTAGCACAATGGCAGCGAAAGCACCTTTGCAGCAAAAGGATGATAGTAAAGAGTTAGAGCAATCGCTAATAAGTATCATTAATAAATTCTAAAATTAAAAAGTAAAATGGAAAATCTAAAACAATTTGAATCTGCACTTGAAGCAAAGTTGGCAGAGCAAAAAGCAGAAGTAGCTTCTGTTACAGAAAAAGCTGCAAAACAATTTGAAAGCAAAGTTGAGCAAATCAACGAAAGCATTTTGAAAACTAACAAAAGTCTTGAAGAAGCAAGAGCAGAAGTTCTTGAAGCTAAAGCATCTTTTGGTAGGCTTCAAGCTGGTGTTGAAAAGAAAGTTTCAACATCTTATGCTGAGCATATCATGGACATCAAAAATAACATTGGTGCTTCTATTGAGAAAGGTTGGAACGACATCAAAACTGCTGCTAAAGGTAAAGGAACTGGCTTTGCTGCTGACCTTGATCTTAAAGCAGTTGGTGTAATGACAGAAGGTACAAATTTGACTGGTAGTGTATATGTATCTTATGCTGATAATATGAGTATGAGGTCTTATGTTAACCCACACCTTCGTTCTATCTTTAATATTCTTCCAGTAGCTACTGGTTCAGTATCTTTCCCAAGAGGTAATTCACCAGTAGGTGAAGGTTCTTTCGGTAAGCAAACTGAAGGATCAGGTAAAGCACAAGTGGATTATGATGTAACAGTAGTAAATACTGCATTGTCTTTCATTGCTGGTTATGCTAAAGTTAGCCGTCAGATGATTGATGATCTTCCTTTCTTGCAATCTTATTTGCAATCTTCGTTGATTGAAGATTTCCAAAAGGCTGAAGATACATATTACCTAAATGCAATTGCATCTGCTGCAACTGCTGGTTCTACATCTGCTTCAGTTACTGCTGAGAAGTTCATTGATTATATCGCACAACTTGGTGCTTTGAACTGGAATGCAAATCTTATCCTTACCACTTTTGCTGGTTGGGCAGCAGTTCTTAAGACTTTGCCTTCAGGTGGTTCTTATAGTGTTCCTGGTGGTCTTACAATAGACAATAACGGTAATGTTAGAATTATGGGTATTCCAGTAGTTCCACATTCACTTGTTACTGCTTCTAAGGCTTATGTTCTTGACACAACTAAATATTCAATTGCACAACAATCAGGTCTTAGTGTTCGTTCAACTGAATTTGATCAAGATGATTTCATTAAGAATCTTATCACTTTCCGTTGCGAAGCAAGATGTGAGCTTCTACAATTCCAGCCTACGGCTGCAATATACGGTGCAATCTAATAAATAGATATAACCGAAAGGGGGTGAAAATCCCCCTTTATTTTTATTTTATGCCATATTCTTTTGATTACTTTAAAAATGATGTCAAATTTCATATAATGAAGAATATTCCTCATTATGCGAAAGTTCTTGATGTTGGTGCTGGATCAGGTAAATATGGTGCAATGCTAAGGGATTATTTTGGTGGCATTGATGCACTTGAAATATATCATCCATATATTGCAAAATTTGACTTACATTCTATATATAATCGCATTTTTTGTGCAGATATAATGGAATTTGATATTAGTGAATTTGATTATATTATTTTAGGGGATATAATTGAGCATTTGACAATTGAAAATGCACAAGAATTATTAAGTTATATTAATAATAGTGGTAAAAAGTGTGTTGTTGCAATTCCTTATGAAATGGATCAGGATGAAGTTGGTGGGAATAAATACGAGAAACATTTACAATCAGACTTAACTAATAATACTTTTATTGACCGATATCCATATATGAAATTGTTGTTTAATAATGAATTATATGGTTATTATGTAAATTATGAATTTATATGAATATTTTATGCTCAATTCATTTATATCCTCCAAAACATAACTGTGGTGCAGAATACATGATGCATAGACTTAATAAGTTTTTGCAATCAAAAGGACACAATATAAGGATTTTATTACATCAAGCAAATCATTATAAAATAAAGAATAATTATGTTTTTGATGATATTGATGTATTCCCTCCAAATCAAAATGTAATTGAGAATTTATTTAATTGGTCAGATATTGTTTTTACTCATTTAGATTATACTAAATGGTCAATATCATATGCTGCAATGAAAAAAAAGCCATTATTTCATTTAATTCATAATTCTTATCCATATCCTGAGATTATACAAGCTGAAAAAAATCAACACATTGTGTATAACTCTAAGTGGTTAAAAGAAGAATTGGGATATAAATTTGATAACTTTACTCTAAGACCACCGATAGATTATTCTCATTTTAACTCTGAAATTGAACCTTGGGAAAACGATTTTATCACTTTAATTAATCTTAATGAAAATAAAGGAGGTAAGATTTTTGAACAGATTGCAAGGGCATTACCTAATAAAAAATTTTTAGCAGTAAAAGGTAGTTATGATGAGCAATTCATACCAAACTTACCGAATGTTACTGTTTATGAAAACACTTCTTCAATCAAAGAAGTATATAAAATGACAAGAATATTGGTTATGCCATCTAAATATGAATCGTGGGGTATGACTGCAACTGAAGCAATGTGTTATGGTATTCCAGTAATATCAACTGAAACATTAGGATTAAAAGAAAATTGTGGATTGGCTGGAATATATATAAAAAATAGAGATGATATTAAAGAGTGGGTTAATGCGATTATTAAACTTGATGAAGAAAAGAATTATAAATCTGCATCAAGAAAAGCAAGAAATAGGGCAAAAGAACAAGATTCAAATGGAGAATTGGAGAAGTTTGAATACTGGATGCGAGAAATGGCATATAAATATAAGTAAACATGGCGATTTATATAAATAATGTTGCAGTAGTATCTGATGTGGTTGTAGAACCAGTCAGTTTAACTGATGCTAAAAATTGGATGAGAATTAGTTATAGTGATGATGATTCAATGATTAGCGAATTGATAGAAAGTGCGAGAAAACATATTGAGTTTTTAACTGGTGTATCATTTGCAAGTAAGGTATTAAAAGCAAATATTGAATTGACTGGATCAGTTCCAAATGTTTGGATGGTAGATTTGCCTTATGGACCAATGATCTGTGTTAATGAAGTTCTTTGGAAAACTGGTTTCAATACATATGAAACATTGGTTAAAAATGATGATTATGAGGTAATAGGAAATAAATTATGGTTTTATTCAATAGGTAATTATACGATTATCTATCAAGCTGGTTATAGTCAACTTCCTGAAGATATTAAAAGCGATATTCTAACTTTAGTTACTTGGAGTTATCAAAATAGGGGTAAAAACTTTAAAGGTGATGCAAATAGTGGATTACTTAAAGAATACCCTAATTGGGATGGGTTAAATTATCATCAATATAAAAAAGTGGTAATATAATGGCATTTTATGGAAGAATAAATGATAGACAATTAAAAGATTCTTTAAATAAGCTAAAGAAATTAAAAAATGATTTAGCTAAAGAAATTGATATGGAATTGGCTGCTGGTGCTGAAG